CTTTTATGGATGTCAAATACTTGTTGAGAATAACAAAATAGGTATAATAAAATACTTTGAAAGAAGGGGTTATTATGAATATTTAATGGATAGACCAGAATCTACTCATACAGAGTTTAGCAAAAAACAACAAACTAAAGGTATACCTGGTTCAGGAGTTGCAGTTATAAATGCTCAAGCAGAAGCTGTAGCAACATATATATATGATAATGTTGGCTTAAAACCAGACACAGGAGAGATAGGAAAATGTTATTTCAACAATCTTTTAGATGATTGGAGTAGGTTTGATATAAACAATAGAACTAAGTTTGATGCTACCATTAGTTCTAGTTTAGCTTTACTTGCTTCACAAAAATTTGTCAGAATTAAGGAAGAATCGCCAAAATTTGTTAAATTTGTAAAAACTTATACTAATAGAGGAAATATATCTAAAAAAATACGCTAAATGGAATTTAAAAAAAATGGTTTTGATAAAGTTAAAAAAGTAGGTGGATACCCAAGTCCATTTGCAACACCAGAACAAAAAGAAAAACTAGAATATGGTTTAGCATATTTTAAAAAAATGTATTATGACTGGAAAGATAATGCTGATATGAAAGTTGATAGCAGAAGGTCTAGATATGTTAAGTCTAGAAGTTATGCTCAAGGTTCTCAAAATGTATCTAAGTACAAAGATTTATTAGATGCTCAAGGAGATACATCTTACTTAAACCTTGATTGGACTCCTGTAAATATAATACCTAAATTTATAGACCTTATAGTTAATGACTTGGCAAATCAAGAGTTTGAGATTGTAGCAAATGCAATAGACCCAATATCAGAAACATTAAGAGAGAGGGATAAGAAATCTTTATTTGCTAAAATGCTTGTTCATCCTGCTATGAAAGAGTTTAGTAAAGCTACTGGATATGATGTTCAAAAGAAAGGGTATATACCAGAAACTCAAGAAGAGTTAGATATACATATGGCTCTTAATTACAAACAGTCAACAGAAATAGCTGTAGAAAATGGTATTAAATTTGTTTTAGATATTAATAATTATGATGCTATTAAAAAATCAGTTATTAGGGATTTAGTTACTTGTGGTGTTGGAGCTACAAAAACATCTATAGACCCAAATACTGGTGTAAAAATAAAATATGTAGACCCTGCTAATCTAGTTACATCTTACACTAACAATGAAGATTACAGCGATATACAACATGCAGGAGAAGTTTACACAATAACTATAGGTGAATTAAAAAGAATAGCTGGAGACCAGTTGTCTGAAAGTGATTATGAAAAAATATCTCAAGAGTTTGCAGGAAAAAATCATAACGACCAAATAAGTCCAAATTACGAATCTTACATGAATGAGTATCAGGATGAATTTGAATATGACAAATACAGGGTAACTATAATGGATGCAGAATTTTTATCTGTAAACGAACTAAAGTATGAAAAAAAGAAAAATGCTTATGGTGGGTATACTGTTACTAAAAAGAAGGGCTCCTATAAAACTCCAAAAAAATCTAAATTTGAAAGAGAGTTAATTAAAAACTCTGTTAAAGTTGTTTATTCTGGTAAATGGATTGTTGGAACAGATTATTGTATAAATTATGGTTTAGCTAAAAACATGATGAGAAACAAGTCTAACCTTACAGAAACTAAATTATCATATGTTGTATATGCACCTGGTACTCATAAGATGGTTAATAAATCTATGGTTGAAAGAATGATTCCATTTGCTGACCAAATTCAATTAGCACATTTAAAGCTTCAGCAGGTTATAGCAAAAGCTAGACCAAAAGGTGCAGCATTTGAATTAGGGGCATTAGAGAATGTTTCTAAGGGAGATGGTGGTTCTTTTACACCATTAGAATTTCAAGAAATATATGACCAAACTGGTAATATATATTATAGAACTATTACAGATGATGGTGCACCAACAGGTGCTGTTCCTGTACAGGAGTTAGATAATGGTATAGGAAGTGACATGGAAAAACTTATATCTATATATGCTCATAATCTACAAATGATTAGAGATGTTACAGGTGTTAATGAAGCTAGAGAGGGTGCTAAACCTCCAAGTGAAGCCTTAGTGGGGGTTCAAAAACTACAAATAATGGCTTCCAACAACGCTACTAAAAATATAAATGATGGTTATTTAAGTATAACCAAAAGAGTTTCAGAATGTATTATTATGAGACTACAAGATGTTTTAGAAAGTAAATCTAAGAAAAAGTCATATACAAACGCTCTGGGTAAATCAGCTGTTACAATGTTTGGTGTAAATAAAGATATATCAATACATGAGTTTGGTGTAACCTTAGATGTAGCTCCAAATGAAGAAGAGAAAAGCCAATTAGAAGCTAACCTACAAATGTCTTTAGCACAAAAAGAAATAAGACTAGAGGATGTTATAACTATTAGAAGAATAAAAAATGTTAAACTAGCCAATCAGGTATTAATGTTTAGAAGAAAGAAATATCAAGAGGAGGAAGACAAGAAGGCTAAAGAGGCACAAAAAATGAACTCAGAAATACAAAGACAGTCTAATGAGCAACAGTCTCAATTAAAAATGCAAGAAACTCAAATGATGGCTCAGATAGAGCAAGCTAAAATACAAATGCAAGCTTCTTCTGAATTAAAAAGACTAGAATCAGAGTTTAAGTTAAAGAATCAATTAGAAGACATGAATCATCAAAGAAGAATGAAGGAGATTGCTTTAAATAATTCTGGTAAAAAAGAAGTAGCCAATGTATCAGGTAAAATAAAATTAGATTCTCAAGATAAAGCTGCTTATAATCAATCAAGAATAGTGGAACAAAAAAGAGATAGAGCTCTGCCTTTGACAGAGTTGGAACCTGAACCAACTGCTCCACCACAAATACAAGAAGATAATCCAATGCCAAATATTTTTAAATAACTATTGTTTGTTAATAAAATTTAATATATTTGCAGAAAGTAATAATAATTTAATTTAATAGATATGAGTGAAGAACAATTAGATGTAGCTAGTGAATTCGCAGAATTAACTGGCACAGAAATAGAGGTTGCTAACCAATCCACACCTAATGAAAATAGTGAGGATACACAGCTTGAGAATAATGTAATAGACTTAACTCAAACTGAAGAACAACCTGAACAAGAAACTCCTATGGAAATGACTCAAAATGAGGAAAGTCCACAGGAGCTTATTGAAAGCTCTTTGAAATCAGATTCTCGTGAAGAAGAAAACGAGCAAGAAAATGAGGAACCTCAAGAGGAAGCTAATGAATATAGCTCTTATGACGCTACTTTGGATATGCTAAACGAAACGTATGGCACAGAGTATGATGATTTAGACAATTTATTAGACGACTTAGAGGGAGAAAAAAAACAAGAAAATGATTTTGCTAGCGAACAGATAGCAGAATTAAATAGATTTGTTTCTGAAACAGGTAGAAGTCCAGAGGACTACTTTAAAACTCAAACACAGAATTATGACGAAATGGCTGATTCTGATATTATAAAAGAATACCTATCTTTAGAAAATCCTAACTTGTCTCAGAAAGAAATAGACTTATTTTTTGAAAGCACGTACAAACAGAACGAGGAGAAATACAACGCTGAAGATACTACACTAGGTAAGATTCACCTGAAAAGAGATGTTGCAAAAGCCAAAGACGAATTAAAAGACCTTCAAGAGGAATACTGGTCACCTGAGCAATTAAGTGATAATTATTCTGATGAAGAGATTGATAAAATGGAAATGGAGCAACAGGAAAGGATGGAGGATTTTTACGATAACATGGATGAAGAACTAGATAGTATTGAGTCTTTAACCTTTAGAATTAATGAAAATGAAAGTTTTGATTATCAACTAACAAATGAAGACAAACAGGTTGTAGGTCAAGCTTTAGCTAATTTAGATGATTTCTTTGACCCTTATATGGATGAAAATGGAAACATGGACAGAGAAGCATTAGCATTAGACATGATGGCTATGAAGTTGCAAGACAAAATAGTTAGAAGTGTTGCTAATCAATATAGGTCAAAAGGTTCTGAACAAGTCTTAAAAGACATAAAGAATCCATCATTTGAACCTGCTAAGGTTTCTAGTAAACAAGGAGGTAGTAATATAGAGAAGCAAATAAGTGACCAAATTTTTGGTGACTCTTCTTTATGGGACTAAAAACGTGTATTAAAAAAATTATTAAATAACAACTAAAATTATAAAATTATGGCAAGTGTAAGTTTAGGTACTGGGATGGTTTTAAACCCAACAAGTGTTGCGTTAGCTACCCAGGACAATTACGTAAGTGCTCTAACTACTGCTGCTTTAGCTATGCA